GGAAGAAAAAAACCGTCTTTGGCCTTTTTGCATAAAAGCGCTATAGAATTGATACCAGAGTTTCAATGGGCAAAGGAGTGTATTAAAACTGATGCAGATATTCGGTCAATGTGTTCTCAAGGTTTTGCAAAAGAATTTTTCAATGAAAACCCATGATGTTGAACTTTTAATATCTAAAATTTTAAATTACGTTAAGGAGTGGCTGGGATGAGTGTTAAAAAATGGATTGGGACAATTGCGGTTTTATTTTCGTTAGTATTTGTTGTATTGATTTTACCTTTCTTACTGTTACCGGTAGACCAGGCACTATTTTCTATCGGAGCGTCCTTTGCCCTATCAGCATTTGTATTTTTTGTTAGATGGTGTTTTGATGACTGATCAACAATACATCGACCGAACACTTAAGGCCATGAGCCGTAATGGGTGGGAATTTTCTTATTGTCATTCCGGGAATTTGTATTTTCCCTCTGCAATTGAAGCCTCTTACACAAATCACGAAGCAGGAAAGTTATTACAGATTGACATGCCCGAAGCAATATCTTGGATTTTCGACCCCCAAGCGGAGCATGACCCTTATGGAGTTTTTCCCGAAGCGACTATAACGGAAATAGTGGGTACGATCTTTTGTCTTACAAAACCCGAAGAAAGGTTTAAAATGTTTTGTACAATGCTTGATAAGTACGGAGTTAGATGAGTATGGAATTAGATGAGTATGTGCCGTTTCACGTAGTCAAAGCATCTTGTGAAGAGGTAGAGCTATCAATTGACGGTGAAAAAATAGAAAGTTTTACCGATGGGGTTACGTCTCTCCCCATCTATGCAAAATATATCTATGTTCAAATACCGGGCAGTGATTGTTGGCTGAATCCTTTTGGTGAAGTGCGGGACAAGAATTTCAAATTAAAAAACTCTTGGCTTAGAGGAAGCAGGAACGGGGCATATTGGTGCGTTAAAATAAAAATAGATGGGGTTTGGAAAAATAAATACATCCATCGTTTAGTCGCTGAAATATTCATCCCTAACGATAAGCCCGATACTAAAAAATTTGTAAACCATATTTCAAAAGATCGGTTCGATAATTCAACATCTAATTTAGAATGGGTAACTCACGAAGAAAATATGAAGCATAGGGACCAGTTTAAAAAATTTGTATAGTACGATGCAAAAAATTTAAAAATTACTTGACTTATTGCTTTACATAAGTTAAACTATACTTATTGAACTTGTTGGAGATAAAGCAATGAAAAATCAATCAAAATTTTACGATCAGTTAAACGTGGCTTTTGAATTTTATAATCAGGAACTATTCAGTGAAACCCCTCTTGTAACCCCTATTTTCTCGATCAGAGCAAGGGCGAACTCAGCCGGGTATTTCGCCCCTGAAAGACTTCATCCATCACAAGTTAAAAAAACAAAGGGGAAGACTAAAAAGCCTGAAGCAGTTCACGAAATAGCCTTTAATCCGGTTATCCTTAACCGTCCAATAAACCACATTCTTTCTACCCTCGTTCATGAAATGGCACATCTATGGCAAGAACAGTATGGAAAGCCTTCACGAAACGGCTACCACAATAAAGAATGGGCTAATAAAATGGTTCTACTCGGGCTTATCCCTTCAGCTACGGGCGCACCCGGCGGGAAAATGACAGGCGGTCGAATGACCCACTATATCGAAAAAGACGGGGCTTTTGAAATGGTAACAAAAAAGCTTCTTAAAAATAATAAGTTTGATTTTTTCTATGAGGTATTACCAGAGAAAAAGAAAGCGCCGAACAGTAAAGTAAAATTCACTTGCCCTTTATGCGGGCAAAACGCTTGGGGGAAACCTGAACTATCCATTGAATGCGCTCCGTGTAGGGCTAAGATGGAAAGTGAAGATTAAAATAAGGCTAAACTATGTCAAAAAAATCAACAATAAAGCTTTTCGTTTATAACGGGGAGACAAACAAAATTTCTAGTCTCGATGTAATGGAGATCATCGAATGTATAGAAATAATGGGGCCTTCTCCTTTAGTAATCGGAGACGATCTATCCGAGGTTGAAAATCTTGCGGATTATTGGCAAATTAAAAATGATCTGCCAAAGGAGGAACCGGAAAAAGACAGCGACCCGCAATTAAAATTTGATGTGTAGACGAAAATAAAAAACTTAGGAATAACTATCATGACGACAACAGCTAAACGGAGAAAACCGACTCCGAAACAAAAAACCGAGATAGCAGAAATTAAGAAGCTGCTCGACAATGAAGAAGCCTTGCTTGAAAAGATCAAAGAAGCAAAAGAAAAAGCGGTGGCTTACATTTCTAAAGGCCTGCCCATTGAAGGTTATGACGTCGAGCAAAATTTTGGCAATCGTAAGTGGATTAAGGGCGTTACCGCTAAAAAACTATTTGCGAAATTTAAAAGGTTTTTTGGCGAAGAAATCGAAAATCTCTACAAACCGCAAGACCTTAAATCCCCGGCGCAGATCGAAACCTATTTTATCGAAGATAAAAAAGCCAAAGAAAAGCTACAGGCTTTTATCAGCCGGGAAGATAAAGGGCTTAAACTTGTAAAGGTAGAGCCAGAAACCAAAAAATAAATTACTTGCTTTACAAAAATATAGAAAGCATAATAGAATAACTTTTAAAACTAACTCTATAGAGGTATTTAAACTATGGCAACAAAAAAACCAGCAAAAAAAGCAGCCCCCAACCGTCCCGAGTTTGCCGGGGTCATTGAACAGGATGACAAAGCAGAGTGGTGGTGTAAGGGCGGAGTAACACCTGCCGGACGGGTTCTTTTTCCTTCCCTTTTTAAATCCAAGTTTAATTATAAGGGTAAAGAAAAAATGAAAAACGGAGAAGAAACTGGGTTAAGAGATAGGGAGTATTCCGTTACTCTAATTTTTAATCCGGGCGATCCCGTTTTAAAATCAATGGAAAAAAAAATAGAGGAACTGGACAGGCTGGCATGGCCAGACGGCAAGCCGAAAAAGATCAAAAATTGGTACTACCCTGTTAAAGACGGTAATGACCTTTTTGAAGAAGACCCGGAAAAAAATGCCGTCTACGAAAATAAAAAGTACATGGTACTTAAGCGCCCTGCACATATCGAAGCCCCTACGGTCTTGGATGAATACGGCGAAGAAATGCTCGCAAAAGAAGATTTCTATGCCGGATGTTGGGCAGTTGCGCGAGTGGACTTTAAGTCTTACACCAATGGAAACAACGGTGGGATTACTGCCTATTGGTCAGCCACTAAAAAAGTGGGTGATGATGACAAACTAGGGTTTAATCAATCTCAGCGGGCGAAAAGTGATTTCGCTGCTCACGCATCCAACGTTTCAGTAGAAAACGGAAAAGCTACATATTAAACTCAGGAATTAACAAAGCAAATACCTAAACCCTGTTTTGTTAATTGTAACTACCCCTGGAGCCCTCTAGCGCGTTACCTCCAATCCCTAACATGCTAGAGGGCTTCAAATAAAACCCAATTAAACCGCCCAAAAGAGGCAGGGGGAAAGATGATTATAGACGTTAATAGGCTTGTTCCTTCTTTAATTCAAACTAAGGTATTTGAATGGTATAGCTTGACCGGGGAAGTTGTACAACTAGATGAAGTTTGCACAATTCGGTTAATCTCACTTTTAAAAATTTTTAAAACTTATTACAACGCCACCTCTTTTTGGGTATACAAGGGGAACTCTACTTTATCTAAGGAAGTTGAAAAGTGGTTAATTGATGAACTCGATATGAGAATTCATTACTACGAAAGTGTGCTACTCAACCGTGCCGATTATGTGAAATATAAAGAGGCGGGGTTATGAAGATTAAATTATCCGAAGTAGTCTTTTTTGACTTTGAAACCTATTCTAAAGCCGATCTTTCGATGTGCGGGGGGTTTGTGTATGCTTCACATCCCAGCACTTCTACCCTTTGCATCGCTGCAGTTTATAAGAACAAAAAGCTTTTACTTTATCCGGGGGAAGTAGTACCGGCCGAATGGATTAAAATTTTTAATGACCCAAAGATAACAAAGATAGCCCACAATCTACTTTTTGATTTTTGGATTTGGAATGAGGTATTCATAGATGAACAGGGGGCGTTAGGTAATAAAACTCTTAAAAAATTAAAGATAGAAAATTGTTACGATTCTATGGCATCGGCGTATTATTACGGATACCCGGGCGCCCTTGAAAAAGTAGCCAAAGCCATGAAGTTTTCTGAGCTTAAATTTGCAGCTGGCCGACAAGCAATGCTTACCCTTTCCCGCCTCGGTAAAGAAGCACCGAATTATAGCGAAAAATTAAACCTAGTTGGTCAATACTGTCTTGGTGATGTTGAGATTCTAAAAAAGATAATGCAGTCATTAGGCTACATCGATGATGAACTTGAAAGAGAGATTTATCTAATCTCAATGAGAATGACTATTAAAGGTATCGCCATCGACCGGGAAGGGGTTAGAACTATCTTAAACGCTTTTCATTTTTTTTCCACCAATTCTGATGATTTAGTTTCCAAGTTATCAGATGGGGCTATGACCCGTTCAGATTTAAACCGGGTGGCGTTCTTTCGTGATTACTTACAAGACCAAGGGCTTAACGCCCCGAACTGTCAAAAAGGGACTCTTGAAAAACTGCTTACGAGTTTAGAGGAAACGTTGAAAAAACTTAAACCTTATTTTAATAAAAGAAAAATTCCGGGTAAAGAAGTCAATGCGATTATCCCCTATAACATTAATACTAAACAATTAAAAGGAAGTGAATTAAAACCTATCTACGATAAGATCAAAAATCTGCGAAACCTCATTCAATTTCGTATGATACTAGGTAAAGCCAGTATCAACAAACTTGTAACTATGGATGCCATGTCTAGCGTAACAGGTAGGGCGAGCGGGGCGCTACAGTATCATGGAGCGCATACAGGCAGATTTAGCGGGCGGGGTTTTCAACCTCAAAACATACCGAATAAAACTTTGAGTGATGAAGAACTTGTATCGTACTTTACAAAATGTGGAAAACTGGTTTCTAAAAAATCACCTGCTTTATCCGATCTACCTTTAATTGAAGATATGCCTAAAACCTTACGGCGATTACTCATTGCTGAAAAAGGTAAGATTTTAGTCATGGCCGATTACAAACAAATAGAAGCCAGGGTTATTGCTTGGCTTGCGGGGCAGGAAGATTTATGCAGAGAGTTTGAAAAGAAAGAGGCAGACATCTATAGCCAGTTTGCTGAAACTATTTATAACCATCCCGTAAATAAAGATGATCACCCCGATGAAAGGCAGGTTGGTAAGGTTGGGATTTTGGGATTAGGTTTCGGCATGGGGAATATCATGTATAACAGTTTTTGCGATACTGTGCAGCGTATGACAGGGATTTTTATAGAGCCTGAAGAAGGTAATCGAATTGTTGAACTCTATAGGCAAACGTATCATCGTATCGCCGGCTTTTGGCCTCTTGTTGAAAAAATGTTTCGTCTCGCTATCAACTTTAAAAAAACCTTTGAACTGGAACTATCTTATTCGGGCGTTACTTTATTTTTTGGATGGGAGAAAAAAATTGACGGGGTATTTATTCAGCTACCCGCAGGGCGAAAACTCTATTACCCAAATTGTTTTATAAGTCCTAAAGACGATATCCATTATTTAGATAAAAAAGTTTATGGCGGTCTTCTTTCTGAAAACATTACCCAAGCTGTGGCGCGAGATATAATGACCTGGGCCATGAAAAAATTACCGGGTGCTATTCTCACCGTTCACGATGAATTAGTATGGGAGCTTCCACTGGCTAAGGCTGATTTAAAAACGATTACCCACAAATTAAGAACCATAGCTTGTCCGGCTTGGTTTGATAAGAACTTAATTGGGATAGATATTAAAAAGGGAGTTAGGTACGATAAATAGATTTTTCGGTTAACTTTTGGGACCGGTAACCTACATTATCAGGAGGGAACATACCGCCCATTAAAAGTTTTTAAAACTTTTAATGGGCGGGGAGAAATAAGGCCATCACGTAAAAAGGAGAATACATTAAAATAATACAATAGGAGATAATTAAATGCAAGTGTTAAAATCATACCCCATCAACCTTTTTAAACCCACTGTGATAAAAGTAAAAAAGCCCTTTAGGGTTTTAGAACCTTATCACATTTTTGGTAAAAATTATTTAGCCGTGAAGGAAGCCGAAGCCCGAAACTCTAAAACGGAACAACTAATCATTACCGCTATTGAACTTGGTGAGGCGTCTAGCCCCTTATCAGGTAAGAAAGAGTATGCGGGGTCACTACTTAATAGGCAAGATCGTGCATTTGCTATATTTGTAGAACCTTTTAACAAAAAAGCACTAGAAACCCTCGGACCGAATGATGAACGGGACCCTACCATTGAAGACGTTCAGAATTCTAGCAGTAATAGTGATCGAGACAAGGTTGATTAATGGGGCAAAAACAAATTAAACGGTATAAAAGAGTCTTAGCCCGAACTATGGCAAAACATAAGAAGGACATCGAACAGGAAACTCTCACTTATTTTATAGATATTATGTACCGCGCACCCTTTCGATTTCGCTTTCGTTTTGCTGTAGGTATTCTATTCAAAATAAAAAATTGGAGTAAAACATGAAACAAGGGAAATACACCTATCCCCACCAAGTTGTTAAAAATCTTTTAATCGAATGCGGGGACCGGAGACACAAACTTTTAAACGATGAAAAAATCGACTATAAAATTTTTAAGAGCGAGACAATGAACGGTCTCGTACTCTATATCGAAGGGTCAAATGAACCTTCTGATTGGGCCGTCAATCTAATGGGGTTTTTATCTTTTCCTTTCTATAGCTTGGGCTATTTTTTAAAATCGATCCGACTTAAGAAATTAATCGATAAAAACCTCGCCGGCCAGCCTTATGTTTTAGTAGGGTATAGTTACGGGGCTGCGGTTGTTTCGGTTTATGTAGCTCGGTACATAAGATCAAAACTTAAAAAACGAAAAGATAAAGGTTTCCGAGGAGCCTTAGCCATTGCACCCCCGGTTTGCTTCGGTCACTTAAACCCGAAACGACCAAAGGATTTAACCGTATATTTGAAGCCGGATGATTTTGTTAATTATAGTAAAGTCCTCTTTCTTCGATACCGGTTCCCTAAACGTCCTTACAGATTACAAAAAACGGGTAGTGATTTAATACAGGGTCATATGCTCTCTGCATACATTAAGGCATTAGATAAAGAGGTATAATTTATGCCGAGACCCCCTGCCCTAAGAAAGTATCAAAAGAGGGCGGTATCTTTCTTAAAAAAAAATAACGGTGGTGCGGTTTTCCTTCGTCCAGGTGCAGGGAAAACCGCAATCACTTTAACCTATCTAAGATCGTGGTTTAAGGAAAACCCGGAAAAAAAGGTACTCGTCATTGGCCCTCTTAATGTAGTGTATGACGCTTGGGAGGAAGAACCTAAAAAATGGTTTTCTACTCTCAAAGTATTTAATCTACACCGAGAAGCTTATCAACCCGGCTACCAACTTTATCTAATTAACCCTAACCAATTTGTCCGCCAGATAAGTAATAGATGGATGCGGGAATTCTCGGGGCTTATCGTTGATGAAAGCACAATGTTTAAAACCGTAGATAGCCAGCGAACAGAAAAGTATCACCGTTTCATTGACGTTGTACCGTTAGAAATGTCGATGATTTTAACCGGGACACCGTACACAAAAAACTTACTTGATATTTATTGTCCCTACTACGCCATTGATAGAAAACGTCTCGGCCCGGATTATTATTTTTATCGTGGTAAGTTCTTCGAGCCAGATAGCACAGGGAGAAAATGGGAACCCAAGGAAGGGGCGCAAGAGGAAATTGTCAGGAGGTTATCGCACAAGTCATTTATACTTACCGAAAAAGAAGAAGCCGAAATAGGATATCCCGAAACAGTTTTTAATGATCTTTATTTCAAACTCGATCCGAAGAACTGGAAAATATATTCAAAGTTTCAACAAGATTTAATATTAGAACTCGATACAAAAACGATTGACAAGTCACACCATGCAAACAAAGTATATACCGGGGCGGTGACCTATAATTATTGCAGTCAATTTGTACAGGGGAATTTTTACGAGCCGGTTTTTAAAAAGATACCACACCCCAAAAAAGAAGGGGAGACGAAATTAAAAAAAGTAGGAAACAATATTAACTTCGCTCATAATCTAAGACTTGACGTTTTAAAAAATCTACTTGATGTTTTAAACGGGGACCCTCTTTTTGTTATATATAATTTCACTAGCGATTTAACTTTGTTTAAAAAATTAAAATTGAAGCCTTCTGAATACGCTATAGTCAAGGGGGGTATGTCTCCAACGGAAGTAAAAGCTATTTTGAAAAAATGGAATGAGGGAAAATTAATTTGTGTTTTCGCTCAGATTAAAACAGTATCACACGGACTCAATCTTCAATTTGGCGGGTCTAATATCTGCTATTTTTCTTGCCCGGATGATTATGAGCTTTATTTTCAATCCCTCCATAGATTAGTTCGACCCGGAGCGAGAAAAAGGTTTGTAACCATCCATAGAATTATTTGCCGTTATACCGTAGATGAAATTAGAAGGCTTCAAATTTTAGAAGGTAAGGAATACGGAGCAAAAGAATTCAATACCGCGCTTAGAAATTTTTCTAAACGTATGAAAGTCGCCTAAGTTATGGTACAGTTTTTAGAGGTAGCTAAAAATATATTTCAGGGTAGTTAATGGCAGCCGCGTATAAATTTTTAGATTTTTATTATGAGTTAGGAGGTATGATTATACCCGTTACACGGGACGAGGATAGGAAACCTTGCATAGCGTGGAAATCGAAGACTTTAAGTAAAGAAGAACTCATCAAAAAATTTCCGATAACTAAATACAATTACGCTTTTTTAATACCCGAAAACATAGCTATTATTGATGTAGAAGCACACAAGGGAGGACTTGCTCAAGTCGATAAATTAAAGGAAGAAGGTATCGACCTTTTAAATACCTACCATAATTATACCGGTCAAGAAGGAATACACGCTTACTATAAACTTAGGAAAGGTCAAAAGATACCGCACGGCTACTCTAACAATTTTGATGCCATAGAAATACTTGCCCCCGGCAAACTTATAACCATCCCCCCATCTATTCATATAAGCGGTAAATCATATCGAAAAGGGGCGCACGAACCCCTTAAAAAAAACGTGAAGTCTTTCCCGGCGCAGCTACTTAAAATTTTTGATTACGAGAAAAAAGACAAGGAAGATAACACCCAACCCGTAGACCCTGGCAACATTGTACAGGGAAAAATTGACGAACTTAAAAATTATCTGGCATACCTCGACCCCTGCGAGTTTAACACCTATAGAGAATGGGTAAGATTACTTTTTGCATCGTACGATCTAACAAAAGGAGATGCACGGGGCAAACTTCTTTTTACTGAATGGAGCATGAAAGACCCCCGCTATAAAAACGATGGGGCGAAGATCAGAAAACTTTGGGATCAAGTTAAAAAAATAAAAGAAGATAAGGAAGACCCCCGCAATCTAATTACTTGGAAAACTATAGCTTATATTGCAGGGAAAGCAGGGGCGAAATTAAAAGTAAATGTAGGCCGTCTTGTAGACGAAATTTTAAAAAATTCTTTCTCGTTTATTTCAACGGTTGAAAATGATGGGGAGTATGTACGGGATACGAGGGAAAACCGAGATATTTTTAAAAATCATCCTAAAGAAAAAATTTTAAATAATCAGTGGGTACGAATAACAGATGGTGTATTAAACCGCCTCATGGGTTTTGTATTCGATGAAAGCGGAATAGTGAAAAATGACTTTATAACAATGCGGGTTAAAGATCAACTTGAACGGAACCGGGTTTCTATATTTAAAGCAGCATGGGAAGAAATAGGGTTCCGTTACGGGTCGGATTGCACCGAACTTGATGATCTTAAGCACACGAAAGATATCTATTTTAAATACATAAGCCACAAAGATGAAGCTCACGCCGAAGAAGTTTTTCCCTATTTCGTGCGATATTTGGTCTCAGGTATCCGGGCTAATCTAAGCGAATACGATGAGCTGCACCGGTCTAATTCTCAAACTTGTCTTTGTATTTCCTCTGATAAACAAGGAAAATTTAAATCTACTTTTGTTAGAACCCTCACCCCCTTTCCCGAGATGATCTACTATCCAAACCTTAGATCGATAACAAGAGATACTGAGACTAAACTAGCTATTTCACGGTCTGCAATGTGCATTATTGATGACTACCAACCAACCTACCAAAAAGAGCTTAACAACTTAAATGAAATCATTACGCAACACCATATTCTAGTTAGGCCGAAGTATGGACGTATTGAAATAAATAAAACCAAACGAGCGTATTTCGCACTTACCACCAACTATAAAAAAATCTTAAATGACTTTTCAGGCACTAGGCGATGGATTAACCTAGACATCACCAGCATGCAAATTGATAAAATTATTAAAAAAATGCCGCTCGTTCACGGTGAAATGTATTCCCTTGTTAAAGCCGGGTTCCGCCACTGGCTCAATGAAAAGGAAGTAGATAGGCTGCTCGAACTTAACACCCCGTTTTCAGGTACCGAAACCCTGGATAATATTCTTTTAAACCATTACCAACCAAATAAATCAAATACTACTTTATTCGTTCCAGCGATTGAAATAATGCGAAGAGTAAATAGGGCGTATGGCTCTAGCATGGTACGGGATGTTAGACAATTAGGGGCCGCCCTCGGCCGTCTTTTTCCTGACGCTAAAAATCCCCGTATGATGGTAGAGCAACAAAAATTAACAACCTATAATTTATCTATGATTAAGCCCTTTCAGGACGGGGATATTATAGTACAGGGCGGGAAGGTGAGCGCATGAGAAAAAAGGAGATAATTTTTCACGCTGTATTTGATCAAATATTTATACCCTCAGTTAATTTAAGAGCGCACGGGGAGCGACGCTTCTATGTCCATCAGGAACACCTTATTGATCAATTAAAGCTTAAGCATCGTAGATCTGATTTAACCTTAAAAAACGCTTACCCCGGACTTGTGGGGTTACGCCTTGCTATGATAACTGAAAAAGATATAGATAACCCAATTAAGACTATTCAAGATGCATTAGAAAAATCGAATATCATTACCGACGATAAAAATATTGTAAGCTTAGGGAACTTAATCGTATCTAGAGAGACAAAGAAAAAAGGAAAGGATTCCATTGCTATACAAGTATGGAAAGTAACCCCGGCCCATTTAAACGATATCGCAAAAGAAAGCGAGGAGCTTTTTAATGACCCACACCCCGAGTAGAATAAAACCCACCAAAGAAAGTTTTTTTAAGTTCAGTATCAAACCACTTCTTACCCAATGCCGAATAGAAGCGCACAGGGTAACGGGGTTTTCAAAAAACAGCACCCCTTTCGACCTTATATTTTTTAATTGCAATCAGCAATGTGGATGGTTGACTTATAAAATAGCAACAGACATATGCCACACTAATAAAAAAAAATTTACTCCTGATTGGAATCAGGGTGAACTTAATTTTTTACGACAAATAGAAAGGCACGGTCAAAGAGTAGGGATCGTTATGCAGCTTAAATCAAGGACTTATTATTCTTGGGGGGTTCAAAAAGATTATACCGTTGAAGAGCTAATCCCGTTTACCCTTATTGATTTTATCCTTTAAAATCCCGGTTGCCCTATAGAAGATAAAAAAGAATCATCTAAGAATTCTTCATTTACGACGAGTAATTCAAAATTTGCAACGATCTCGCTATTATTTGCGCTAACTGCTTCAATAGTAATTTTAATATCTGATAACCCGGCAACGACCAAAGGAACTCGTCTATCTGTTTTACGGCTACTCGTTCCAGATATTTGCAGATTAAATTTTCGTTTAGTTTGAAATACTTTTTCATAAGGTCTTATTCTTAAAGCCCCTTGTACGGTTCCTGAGTTAGTAGTTCTTGATACATCTATATCAAAGTTTAAAAGCAGCCCTACTTTTTTAGGTGGGATTGTGTAGATTGAAAGTAGCGTACGATTTTCCCCTGGATCAATTGAAGCCCTAAGCGTTTCTAAATCATCGGGGGTGCCATTTGTTATGGTCCCATCTACATAACACCAAACCGTTCCGACTGGTTCGGTTTCATCCAAGACTTGCATGGTATGAACTCGCCAATAAGTAAAAGGCGTGCCGGTAAGTTCAGGATTATCGTAGATAAAAACTTTAGATTGTCCGTTTAAACTCGCATACCCTATTTTTTCACCGTCACTTGTTTCGGGGTCTTCTATCCCTGAAAGTTTGATTGAAATTCCTACATCTAAAGCGCTGGTTGAAGATAGAACTCCAATGTCGCTTGCATCGCTAAAGGTATAAGTACCCCCTAACATGGTTACATCCTCGGGGGTGTCATCAATATCGATGTCTGAATTCTCCCCAAATTTATCAATAGGATAAATACCGGGGATTAAACCGAGAGCCACAGCCGTAGTAAAATCTAAAGAAGGGTTTAATAATCTTGCGGTTAAATCGTTTTTGGAAAAATTGAAACTCATCTTTAAAACTCCTTTTGTATGGTACGATCTAATTAAATGGCAGTTTTATAATAGTAGCTATAAGGGTGGCAAAGATACCGCCTAACATTACCGCAATACTCGCCCCAATACTAATAAGTATATTAATACCGAATTTCATAGAGCCTTTAAATTCTTTAAATTCCAATACCACTTTATTAACAGTAGAATTTAGCCCTTCAGGGGAGTAGATGGTGTCTTCCATTTTCGCTATCCGTTCCCTGTTTATTTTCACAGTTTCTTTTAAAGTTTCCATTATGAAAAAGCCGGGGATGGGGGGTTATCTTCAAAAGATAGCTGATAAGTTCTTAGATCAGTGTTCCCTAAGTCCATAAAAGCAACTTGATTATGTGACATGGCGGCCAGGGCGGGGCCGTTTGTTCCGCTTATATTTAAATCGTTTCCGAGTTGTGACCAGTCCGTACCGTCAAATTCATAGACCCTTAAATCATCGTTTGTAGCGTCTATAAAAGCAACTCTAGTAGGCGATAATGCAGTTATGGCAGGATTTCCTATCGCACCTAAGTTTAAACCATTTCCGAGTTGTGCCCAGTCCGTACCGTCGAATTCATAAGTTCTTAAATTGGTGGTCGTCGTGTCTATGAAAGCAATTTTAGTAGAGGATAATGCAGCTATAGCGAGATTTCCTACTGGACCTATACTTAAATCATTTCCAACTTGTGACCAATTCGTACCATCGAATTCGTAAGTTCTTAAATCATCGTTTATTGTGTCTATGAAAGCAATTCTAGTAGATGATAAAGCGGTTATGGCGGCGACCCCTATTAAGCCCAGGTTGAGTGCATTTCCAACTTGTGACCAGTCTGTACCATCGAATTCATAAACTGTTAAAGTAGTGGAAAACGTATCTAAAAGGGCTACTCGGTTAGAGGATAGAGCGGCTAGAGCAGCATTGCTTAAGTTACTTATATTTAAATCGTTTCCGACTTGTGACCAGTCCGTACCGTCGAATTCGTAGGCCCTTAAATCATCGTTCCCATCATCTATAAAAGCAATTCTGGTAGGCGATAATCCGGCCATAGCGGGAGTATTCACGCTAAAATTTAAATCGTTTCCGACTTGTGACCAACTGTTTACCCACCTCGGAAAAAAAGCTTCTCCCAATGCTGCACCATCCCTTAAAAAAGTGCCTTCAATAGTAACCCCTGCATCAGATGTTCTTTCGTTTACCGTGTCTGTCAAAATACCTGAAACCCCTAAAACACCTAAAACCCTTTCGAATGTATTCCCGAGTTCTGTTTTTTTCGTTCGGGTACTCGCACCTTCGGAAATATCGTCTATTACTAATAGGTCGTCTAAGGCATGGTCGTTAGTAAGCTCTCCACTTAATCCGGTTATATCACTATCTGCCATTGTTCTATCCTCTAATTAAATTTAAGTTTGGGGTCCTTTTTCGATAATAAGTTTATCGCCGTTACCTTGTAATAGGAAATCGCCGTTACCTTGTAGTAAGAAATTATTTTTAACAAATTCATTTATAGTTACATCGATCCCCGCAGCTTTTACCCGGTTAGCAATTGACACTAAAGTAGATATATCACTTTCATCGCTATAGTTAGGTAACACGATGTCAAAGGCCCTCGGTCTTGGGTTGTCGGCTACGTTCGGATCAAACTTTTCTAGTATAGTTAAATCCAAGCCCGTTTCACCTGTCACAAGTCTAAACAACCTTAATATACTGTTTATATCTGTCCCTAGTACTCCCTGACTTCTAAAGGCAATGACTTCGCTTCTTAATTCGCTGTCTGTTTTCGATCCTCTAACTAACGCAAACCCCGCAGCATAAAGAGTTAGATTAACCCCAGTTAAATTATTTATGTCTGAAATATTAAAAACATCCTCTAGGGTTTCCATGTCTTTGTTAATTTCTTCAACAAAGACTTTTACTATTTTATAAATATTCCCGCTTGTCTGTTTCCCTGCAAAAAAACTATCGGGAATTAAAGCTATGATATCGTCTAAAGCTACTTCAAACATTTTAAAACTTATACTACTGTTTTATTTATGATGATTTTATCAAAATCGGTAACGGCTTCTTCATCGTTATCTATAACTATGATCGCATCGACTTGACTCCCTACGGTCGTCCCTAAAAAGGTGTCGGCCTCTCGTATATTTTCAAGTTCTTCATTAGCATTGGTTTCATAAAGCACCCCCGAAGTTTTATAGCTAAGAACATCTGTTCCAATATTTAGACCCTGACTTTCTACCGTATCGGGGTTGACCCCTCCTATATAGTCTAAAATTCTTTGTTTGATGATATTGTCTTGGGAATTGTCATACGCTGCGGTTACATTAAGTTCAACTCTGACCCATACTTCAATCGTGGTCGGCCTAGAAAAGTTAATTGTTACGTTTCGCCCGCTACTATCAGTAACGATAACTGCTTCGCTGCCAAAAGTTTCAACCCCAGCGGATTTAATATCTAATATGGCTTCAGCTATGTCTTGATCCGTGCCTCCCCTTGCTGTAATTTCAAAAGATCCCGGGGGTCTTCCATCCCCGTCCGTAGTAAGCCCTACATTTTCTGCTCCGAAAACGCTGGACACGTTATCTACAGCAGCGACCGCATTTTCAACGGCTATAAGACTAGAGGTTTTTCCCACACTTCTCTCTTCTATGGCCTTCGTTCTAAGACCGGTATCGCTTTCAACAGCAAGACCCCCAAGCGATTGAGTATCATTAGTAACGCTATCTACACCGGTAATAGGTACGGGGATAAAAGTAATCGCCCCATCTGCGACATTTCCGGTCGGTCCTTCTATAACGGCCTCGGCTGCTACTTCGATTTGTCCAACACCCCCGCCGATGTCTACCAGTACGCCCGTTTCCTTAGTTATAAATTGAATTTTTTCGGCGGTTTCTGCAAGCGATCCAACGAGAACAGTAGCCCCTACAGTACCGGTCCATTTAAGCGGAACCGTTGATTTCGTTTCATCCCTTCGTTCAGTAGGGTCTACTACCCGGTCAAGACTTACACCGCTTGAGGTGGATAAGAAAAAAGAGTAATACACATCTTCGATAGATTGTTGATTTAATTGTCGTATCCTAGCGATGAGATTAGAAAGTAAACCGAAAAAACTATCATCTAATACAGACGGTACGATATTATTTGCCGCATCTTCAAAAGTAGCTACGAAATTATCCTTAGCCTCCTGTTCTAAATCTTCTAAAGTGTCCCGTTCAAAACCTAAATCAGTTAATCCCATTTATAAATCCTCTGTACTTGTGTATTCTTCCCCGTTGGCAATAAGTACGTAAGTTATCTGAGCTTGCCGGGTTGTTTTATTTAGATTTACAAAAACGTCGACTACATCGGTAACAAAATCTAATTGTAGGATGGACTGTGCAATCACTTGGCTTATGAAATCGGTGCGTACACTTTTCTTTAAAATAGAAGCCCAATCCGTACCGTAATCGGTATTCCTAAACCAATTACCTACCCATAATTTTAAGTGCTGCCTAACAATTTGGATAACGGCATCTTCACCTTGTACAACATATGGGGTGCCTGAAGTATCGAGGTCTAAATCGCCACTTTCACTTAATCTAAAATCAAAGGTAGTCATTTAATTAAGCTCCCAATTTAATACTGTCCTCTTCGGCGGGGGTTATGTCTGCGGTAGAAGGCGACCCCGTAGACGTGGTAGGAGCTATTACACCTACTGGGCCAACTCCCACCGTGGCCGTAGTAGTATGGGTATGCGCATTGTAGGTTGAAACAAAATTGTCAAAATCGTCTTTTAATTGATTAAAAGCTGTTTCTAATTCAGAATATTTAACGGCGGTGTCCCCGTCTCCGTTTAAATGTATTTCAGTAGCGTCAATTTTGATCGTACCTTCTAAAACCTCTATAACTTCGTTGTCTCCAAAACCGATTAAGAGACCGTCCCGACTCCCCCATTCTTCCGGGGATGTAAAATCTTTAGGCAGCACGCCTCCGGTAACGGTACAATAGGAAAGGGAGAATCTATTATTTTGACTATCTGCCCTTATGTCTGCATCAATAGGCTTATTAATGTTTGAAGACTTTAATTGACAATTGACTAAATCGTCTTTTTGATATACCGGTCTAACGTAATACCCCCCGGCATAGATGATTTCGCAAGGCACATCTTTAATATTTGGGGCTTTTACCGTTTTAGCTGTACCGCTTATTTCGGTAGTGAATTCTAATAACGGCTCAATCTCTGCTCGCATGGTTTCTTTATCGAACGAAACTATTTTAGCAATAAAACCCTGTTCTATTTTTGACAGGTTTTCATTAATTAAGTCTTGTAAAAACTGCGACAGCGACATGATTAAATTCTCAAAATTGGATACGCATTAAAAGGCTGACCGTATTGATTTATTATATACCGTATTTCGGCTTCACGGTCATTAAAATTGTACTCCCCATTTACAATTAGTCCTCTAACATCGGTAGTTAAGTTTGAAGCTTTAAGCGTTACCCGTTCACCAGGATAAAATATATCGGGGCGACCGAAAAAAGTACGACATTCATAATCTACCCAATTTATTGTATTTGGAAATTCAATCATTCCGTTTTGAGGACTAATGACATTTTGTAAAGAATTTCCTGGTTGACCCTTTTCACTTTTATTTTGAAAAACAAGCTGCCCGTCATAGTTGGTTAAATGGGTAAACCCATATTGTCTTTCTAAATCGGGTATGACATCTTCTAAAAGAAGTCGATTATTGTAAAAAACTTCATGTTCAATTTTTAAGTTCGCAAAAGTAGTATTAGATTTCAACAAGGATAAATCCACTTCTAAATCAGAAAGAAGTTCCTCCAATATTGTAGTAACTAAAGTATTTTCCTTAAAGGAAGCACTCACTCTTTCAGATGATCCAACAAGTGAAATGTCTGTACAATCGATGGACAATTCTCTTTCACCTACTAATTTGTCATCTGAAAAGAAAATAGGAAACCCAGTGTAGACTTGATTGATACTAGATTTTAAACGGTTTATTTCGACATTGGAGTTATTAAGTATTTTTGTATCCGAGTATCCGGCATAAATTTCTATTTTAGGTCGAGTACGAGGCTTTGAATACTCAAATTGAAGGGCCTCTACTATTTTGCTATCAGCGTTGAAAATGACTATTTTACAATCCGTTATCGGAGCGAAAAAAGATTTATTAAATGAAAACGTATAAGCTAAACCAAAGCTATTAAACGGCTGCCTAAATACTATATTCAAGTCCGGGGTTTTTTTGTAGTTACCCTCAGAAACGGCTTTAAATATTGATATAACCGATTGCCTGAACATTTTTTACTCATCCAACGTTTCGACAATACTGGTATATAATTTTATCTCATTCCCTAGTGTCTGTCTCGTTATAGTTGTTATCCCTTCCCCCGCAATGAAACGATTTAGATTAAGGGGGATGATTAAATCAGAAAAAGGGCCTAGCCGGGTATCAATCAAAGGCTGCCCGTACACGATTTTATTTGAGTATAAAAACTCATTAGTGTTTACATCATAGATTTCAAGTGTAAAAAATCCCGCCTCGTTTTCTTTAAAATCGAAAACATAGGTTTGCCCGGAAAATTCATAAGTTTTTTTTACGGGGATTTCAGTCCCAAGTAAATCTAAATGTTCAGATTCTAAAAATGACATACTTACCCCGCAAACGGATTAGAAAACACGCCCGAGAAAACCGAGCTTGACCGCCCTGTAGATTTTTTTTCGCCCAACTTCCCGCCTTTTTTAATCCCTTCGTTATCCTCTGAAATATGGAGTAAATTTTTAAGAGTGAGAGTTAGGCCAATACCGTCTCCGAAATCAGTAGAGTATGATAAGGCTATTTTTTCAATTAGATAAGTAAAAGTTTCATTTTTTGAAATATGTTTAGTAGCATCCAACCTCGCCCCTAACACTTCTACTACTTCAGCGTTTACCTGCCAACTTCTAAGGTTTCTTATCTTAGCGTCCATTTCGTCCCCGCCTAAATCTATAAATTCAGACGCGAGACCGACCCCCGCATCTATTCCAGCGGCAACCCCTGGCGCAAAGGAACGGGCAATATCCCCTAACGCTTCGTAAGGATCGGATAACAAATTAAAAGAACGGTTAGAAATAACGGAAGTCAGTACCAAGGAGGTAGAGGTTCGGCTGACATAATCCCCCGCAGCTCCTAAATCTGCGATGGGTTTTTCAGTGATGTCAACGGTATACTCTAAGTCCTCATTTTCTACTACGTTTAGAAATATTTCTTTGTCACTTACCGCAAACGGGTTTATGTTAGGGGGTGTAAAAGGCAACCCCCGAAGTCCTGATGATTTCCTTCTGATTCTAACTACCTTTTGGGTAAGATCATCTACAAAATTAAAAGCATCGGAAAAACTACTTATATTCCTTGCCGCATTTACTAAAGCCATCTTTAAATACCTCGCTGTAAAGGTAACCCGGTTTCTTGTCTTAATGTAGTGCTGGCGAGTTTATTAAGAGTATTTGTAATCTGTTTTTCTAACTCCCTAGCTATCCTTCCTGAACTGGCATTGATATGGTTTACGATGTTTATATTGTTTACTACTTGCCGATTTTGTGCGGTTTTAGCGACCGGGGCGGGTTTTGAATTGCTTGCGGAATTATTACTTATTATCTTACCCGAACGATCAGGGGTGAAAAATTCCCTTCCTTTTTCATTTACTTCATAAATACCGATAGGAGAAACCCGACCCCCTCCCTGTCTTTTTTGTATCGTACCTTCCAAATTATTCCCGGCCCCACGTCTTCGGCGTCTTCCTGAACTACCTCGAGAAAAATTTTCAGTGTCAGAGCTATCAGTTCCAAAAGCTTTTTCTAATTTTTGTATAGTGGCATCCCCGGTCTTAGCAATAGAATTGAGGATGTTACGTTGTGCTTGTTCAGTTTTAGAAACTGCTTCAAAAACCTGATCGCCTGCTTCGGCCCCTGATAGCGCAAGTTTTTGTTCAACGTCTAATATTTTGTTTTGGGATTTAACTGTATCGGATAAACTTTGTGTTGTTTGTTTGGAAAACTTCTCTATACCCTCGCTATTACGTTGTAAAATACGGGTAAGAAGTTCAAATCCTTGGTTAGCTGTGGCGACGTTGGAAAGAAGACTAGCCACCTCCTGAAGTTGTAAAATATCGGTCTGACTTATCCCTCGACCAGCTTTCACTTGCCCTCCCTGAAGGGCTGCGAGGGCTTGACCTAAATCTGTAAATCCTTGGGATCGTGCAAACTGATTTAATACCCCAGCATTTTTCTTTATGGCCTCGGGGCTTATTCCCGCATCCGTTAAGGCGGTAAGATTTGCTTCGACGTCTTCTTTACGGAAAAACCCATCACGGGTAAAAGTTTTTAGAACTCCTTGGGATTGTTTTCTAAAACTGGCTTGAAAATTGGATGAAAAGGAAAGGAGGTCTTTTTTTAGGCTTATGCCTTGTATGAAATTCTGTCTAACGGAGTTTATAGCAACCAATCCCGCAGCAACCGCAGCCCCTAAAAAGGGTATAGCCGTCGCGGCGTTAGAAAGACCCCCTATTCCTCCCCCTATTCCTTGTACTCCTTTTTGGAGTCCTGCCCCGCCTTTTTGTAAAGCTCGACCCCCAAAGCGATTAAATCCTTTCCCTAGTCGAGTTAACGCCCCGTCTGTTTCTTTTGCTTGCTTCTCTGCTTTTACAAAATCCTTAATAGTCTTTTGTAAATTTTTATCAAGCTTTTTAAATTGTGCATCGGTAAAATCTTCAAGCTTAAATTGTGCAACGTCAACTTGTAAGGCGGCCACTTTTTAATCCTCGTCAAATATTCCGGCTTTTCTTGCGGTATTCCATAACCGCCGATAATCAACGATGGACAGTTTCAGAAGTTCGCCGTAGGTAGTCCATCCTTTAACAATAAGCCTAGGCCATGCCCAGGCTATAGAAATAATCAGCCCTTTAGGATTTGGGTTGACTAAGTAACCCCCTAAGAAGGCGAGACCATAAGTTCATCCCTTCTACTTTATTTTTTTCTAGCCACTCTTCATCAATTTTAGGACTTTTATCATTGCGAGGGTAAAGGCAATCTAGACCTAAAAGGAATAAAGAAGTTTCGGAATTTTCCGAAGTTAGAGCGTCATGCAATTGGAAAAAGGTAGGGTGCTGCAATTTGTATTCCCTACCGTCTTTAAATTTTATGAACTCAACCGTTTTATTTGTCTCATCCGTTTCTACGGTAAAACCGTATTCTTCTTCGAGTTTTGAAAGCATTATAGCGCCTTGTCACTTTCTATAAGGCGACCCGTAACAAGGAACCATTCCCGATTAAGTTCTTCCTGCCCCATAGTTTTGCGAGGTCTGGAACCGATCATAGCAAAAGTAGCCCCTGCAAGTTCTTTATATGTCCCTTGATGCTCCAAATTAAAAGGAAACACTACTTTACCGTCAAGTAAAGATTGCAAATAGGTATTATCCGGGGCGTTTTGTTTAAGCACAATAATAAGTCGACCTGACTTATCTAAGTTTTCAACAAAGGTAAAATCTCCTTTAGCCCCGACTTTAACGGTAAATTCGTCTTCGTTATTCCGTTCTGTACGGATAAACTCACCTTCGGCAAACCCTTCAATGGTACGTTGATTTATTGTCAGGCTTATTTCACCAGGGGTATAAAGTCCTAAATTTTCTGCCATGTTTTTATCCTCGCTTTAATTTATTTTAGGTAGGTATAACCACTGATCCAGTCGCGGAAATACCGTGAATAGCCCCACTTTCTTCGAAGCTAAAAGTAATCCCGTTTAATTGCCTTGCGGTAATGTCGCCAGGGTTATCTTCGGCAACCTCTTGACGGGTAGGGGCGGTAACTCGAAAAACGTAGTTATTGCTAGACGAGTTTTGCGCCTCTGTTTCATTTTCGATAGGTCGGATGATACCGTTGTCACCCGCTTGCTCCAATCGTTTAACAATGACGTCAACCACTCTTTGAATACCCTGGTTAGTATAAGGGATTTTCCCTCCAGAGTTTACAAGCAAGCTTTGGAGGTCTGCCTCAAGATTTAATTCGATCCAATCACGGCTACGAACTTGATCAATGTAAGTAGCAGCATTGGGATCAGTGGTGAGCCCTTCATCCATGTATTTTAGGTTATTACCTTCAACGTAGGATTGGGCATTTGCAGCTCTTACAGCTAGTAACGCCGTAAGAGAAGCTGTAGCATTTGGCGTTTGCCCTGTAAGCGGTCCAAGATATGCCCAAGTAATCGACCCAGGTAAATTGGGGAGTGCAAGGGCAGCCCAAGAAACCTCGGGGTGATCATTCGGTGCATCGTGAATCACGTAAGCAACGCGCTGAGCCGGGAACACTTCAGCGTCCGCAGTGGTAGCCGAAACAAAAATAGCTATGCGTTTTTGAGTAACGATATACTCCGCTAGTTCTTGTTGTTCACTTTGAGTTACCGAAGTAGTAAGAAGACAATACCAAGACCCATCATCTACAGCCTGAACAGTTGCCGAAGGATCAGAGTCGCCAAATACGTCAAGCAAATATTTATTGCGAGGGCTTGGGGCAGAGTTGAAAAGGTTCGTGAAGATTTTATACTCTGCATCGGAAGTGTCGTAATAGTATTGCAATTGTGAAAGAGCTAGGATATTCCCATACTCGAAAGATACTAACGCCGTAGGGGATGCAATAGCCGTAACCGCTCCAAGACCCAAACCGTCCACCCCGATTTGTAAATTGATAACGGCTTTAACCGCTCCCGAAGCATTAGCGTCAAAATCCGCCACAAGCTCGCGCACGGTAGTAGTAGCCGAGGGGATAGTTATAGTAATATCGTTACCGCTTTCATTGTAAGTGAAACCGGTATCAACGGTTACTTGCACCGTTACGGCAGCTTTACGAACAACTGATTTATAAACGATCTGACCCTGCCCGGAGCCGGAAATAAGGATCGATCTTGACCCGGTAAATCCTACAATTAAAGGATTACCGAATCCGACACGAGAGACAACCTGCCCTCCTACGCCTAAAGTTACGTTAATGGGATCAATAAATGACATAATTTGTTACCTCGTTAATTTGTATTTTCGTAGTCAACCGTTTCGATAAACGATCCTTCTTGTTTTTCAAACGTATCAATATGTCCAAAAAGAAGATCGATATAATTCCTTCTTTCGGAAAATTGATCACTCTGTATAATCACTTCTTGTATATCTGTTAATAATGTATATCTTACACCGATAGTTTGAAGTTGTGTTTCAAAACTTTGGGAACGGATAAACCATAAAAATTGACGGCTTAATTCTCTAAGAACTTGTAAAGGAGATTTAGTGTCCGTTCCGGCATCGTTATCGACAATAAGATTGTAACGGTATTTATCATAGACCCAATCGATGTAAGTTGTGGTGGGAAGCCCGCCAGGGTCGGTATAAGTTTTTTTTATGCTTTGCCTCGGGTTTACCCCCTCGCTAATAGGTAAATAACTAACTCTAGGCGTAGGATCGTCAAGCCTATTTGACCCCTCCCTAGTTATCTGGATATCAGGGTAAACCGTTCTTAATTCTGTTTTAAAAATAGTGTGTATCGCCGCTAAATCAAGCATCGGTGTAACCCACTTTTTTATCTCTAGCGATTATGATTTTAGTATACCCGCCATTCTGGTTCCTATCCCATCCTTGAATGATCTCATATTCAAAACTATTATAAGTAACCCTATCGTTCGCCTCAAATGAGAAAGACCCAAATAAATAAACAGAATAACTTTCTTTAAAAACCGCAAGCTCAGGAGAAAATTTTAAATCTTTTGGTGACGTCGGGATAACTCTAGCGTATTCTATCGTTGTAACCGCCCCATAATTTTCCCGAACGTCTCCGAGTCCGTCAACTTCCCGTACCAAAGATTTAAAATCTATGGAAGAAGGGGGGAGACAGGCTATAGCATCATCGACCATTATTTTTTAATTCCGTATTCAATGCTATCAACCATCTGCCCTGATAGGATCAACGGCACATTCGCCCGCCTGTTTGGATTACTAAACCTTTCAGGATGTTTGTAAATGGTAGTAGGAAGCCCTGTAATTATTTTAGCTTTAACTTTATTTTTTAAAAATAAGCCGATACCGTTTAAAACTTGCTCAGAATTTATCTTTCCCGATTGCTCATTGAAATTAACTTTAATTAATTTTTGTATCGTACCTTTCAATTCTTGTTTTGTTTTTTTATCTTCGACGGTCTTACTTATAGGCGCACTAGCTGGAACATTACCACCCCCAACTTCGTGAATAGTGAGTAAATCATTATTTGAAAGGTCGGCATCTCCATGTGAACCAACTGCCCCAAGTTGGATAAAAGAATTTACAAGCTCTTTTAATGATCTCTTAAACTCTTTTTGCTTATTTCTAATTTGTTTCATATTGAAGTTAGAAACTCCCCGCTATCCTCGGGGCATCTTAATAATTGTTTAAAAGTCATAAAGTATGGAGAGTTACCCGTCTTGTCCCCCATGTTCACCGTTCCTCTAGTCATGGAAACATCCCCGACACTGGAGCTTATCAATTGAGTAGAAAATCCCCAAATATAGAGTAAGTGAGCGGCATAAAATCGTCTTAAAATTGCAAAGTAAGCAGTATCGCCAGGATCAAAACATCCGGCGTAAGCTTCATTAAGGATGGTTTCGGCATCTGTTTCGGCTTGTGTAACAGTATCAGCGGGTATAGTACCCTTGCTCATATCGCCTAACGCCATGAAACCATCCTTAATAAAACTTTTTAAAACTTAACGGAACTTAATCTTATGCGTTGTTTGAAATGCCGATACCAAGATAAGCAGCACTAGGATGCTTAACGAGGGTACCGCCTGTTTTCATAGTAACGAATTGCCTAATAGTTCCGTCTGCATCTTCCTTCGCTGGTAACACTGTAATAGCTTCTACACCTGAAATAGCCTGATATTTTTTTTGGCTATCGAGTAATGCAAAACCACCGCTTAGATCAGTATTTGCAAAATTCGTAAGGGCGTTCGACGCTACAATATTCATGTCTACTTTAAAAGCCGCTTGAATAGCGCGTTTTAACCATTCCATGATTGGAGTACTATCAGTGTCAGACGTTCGTTTGAGGGCGATGTCAATCAAAACTTGATGATCAATTGCCATTGTATTTGGCATGTATACGCCATTACGACGGACGTATTTAAAACCTGTTCGCACATCGGTAATAATCTCATCGGCTGTTTTGTTAGCCCAGTAACGATCCGCAGCAACCGCTCCACCACTATTAAAGGCTACGACTTCTCGTTTACCTTTGCTCGGGTTATTGCCTTCATATTCACTGGCGTTTGTAGAAAAACTATCAAAAAAACCGGGGATTTCGTTAGTCTCTGCACTGTCATCAAAACTACCGCCTTGCCAAATGATATGATCTTCTGCTCGAAGAACGTTTTTTCTAGCTGTAGCTAATTTTTCCTCAATAAGAGAAATGACAGGCCCCATACCTCGATCATTGCGAAGGTTCAATTTTTGAAGCTCGTCGCGGGAAACTTCCATAAAGTTTTGAATTTTCCCTACGGGATTAAGCTTACGACCTAGACTAACGTTAGCCTTGGGGGTGTTACTTCCTGCGCTTTGTCCAGTGGGTACAAGAATAGCCCGTCCATTTTCGGAAAGAACGTCATAACCAATTTCCTCACTACCTTCATGGAAACTATCATCCACGGTGAACACGTCACGACCTGCAAAGGTTTCATCGGCGGGTCGAACAAGTTCCTGGGCAAGTGAAAAAAGTTCCGCATTAGGGATAGTCGTATTCATACGAACTTGATACCCTTTTACGTTTACGTTTTTCCCATTGAGCCGGAGAATCGTATCTTCTTTTACCTCGAAAGTTTGATTCTCGCCTTTGCTCTCATCAAAGGTATGCCCCTTCAGTTTAACCCCATGCAAATTCTCAACGGCATTGCAAACGGTCTTAACAAAGGACATGAAATTTACTACCCCGGAATTGCGGGATAGATTCAGGGTTTGTGGCTTACTCATGTTTGTTTACCTCTTTGTTTTTATATTTTTACGCCGTGTTAGGCAAGGGCCGGAGCGAGCAAGAAAATATAAGTATTTCCTGACAAGTCCGAGACAGAACTTTGTTGTATCTCGTCTACAACAGTTATTTCGCTTTCTACATCCGTGCCAACTACAAGCGGAGCGAGCGCACCTGTTCCGGCGGTGGGTGTTCCGAATACGGCTACTACACGATCACCAACAACCGCCCCAGTCAAAGTAATAGACCCGGCTCCGTTGTTACCAACGCCCGCCAAAACTTTAAGCCCTGCAAAACTTTGAGTTGCAAGTCCATCGCCGTCAAGATTGTATTCTGGTTTTCCAGGTAGAAAAATCTCGGCAATGTCTGTACCGACTCGCAAGATTTGAATCCCTTCATTTGCAGCTACCAATTTTGAATTAGAAGTGCTACTTGTAAGGAAACCCTCAGTGCCAGTGTCGTGAGAAATACGAACGGCCCCAAAAGCGGTTGGAGGATTTGTAGTGTCAATTTTAACAGTTACAAAACCCCGTCTCGCTTCTTCGGCTGTTTCGTTTTGTGAGTAGTTACGGTTTTCATAATCTACTACTTGGTTAGCGATCATCGCCACACCTGAAACTTTAGTAGCCCCAGAACTAAAAGCGGTAAGCAAACCGCTTGCATTCCTAACGGCAAATGTTCCAAACTTAACGGTGTTTGAGGCTGCAACCTTAGCTTTTACGGTAGATTGGCCTCCATCATGGTTTGAAAATAATCCGGCCTCTAAGTCGGTAACATTCCAAACCTTTCTAGTTTGTGGATACTGTGAATTAGTCATTTCATTATCTCCTTAGAATAATTTAAGTTTACCGACTTAGATAAAAATATCTTCTTCGGACGGGTCGATACTACCACCCCGTGGTTCGAGGATTTGATCTTTACTGTAAGAAGTGATAGCGTCGAAGTGGGCATTTACTGTCAAGGCGTCCATGCTTTTAACTTCATCTTCACTTTTTCCAGCTTTAACAAGTACTGCTTTTTTGAATTCCACAAGGCTATTATATTTTAGACTTTCGGTTGCTGCCTCATTCCCTAAAATAGCCTTTGCGTTCATCACGGCTTTTTCGTGATCCCGGATATTTTCCGCAATCATTTCCCGTACACCTTTTGTGTTTAGATATTCACTATCTTGATTAGCGTTTACCTGTACGGCTGCCGGTTGACCTTGAAAAGCTTTCAAGATCATTTGAGCGGCATTACCGATCATTTGATCTTTCTTTTTCTCGTCAAGTTCACCGGGCATCATAGCTGTATTGCTTGCGGGTACTGGCCCACCACCCATGCGGGTAATAAGCATTTCAATGAGCTTCATCATAAAGCCCATCATTGCATCACTACCCGTGACCGCTCCTCCTAATTCGTTGATAACGGGTGCTGATGCCGGGTCTTTATCCTCGGGGGCGTCCCCGGCGTTCTGAACGTTTTTATTTTTGTTCATTGTTTTTACTCCATGTTTAGAATTTTGAACAAAGTCCATAATGGCCTTGCTCGTTTTTGTGTTATACAAAAGGCGCACGGTATCCCCGGCACGGCCCTCTGAAACCAGTGCTAGATGATTCAAAATAATACCCTTTTGAATTGCATCGTACTTTACACCATTATACATACCCTTCTGCATTTCTGTGGTGCAAAAATAACCCTGTGAAACTTCTGTTAGCTCTTTATTTAAGATAAGTTGCTGAACTCCAGGATCAAATATTTTAAGCGTACCTATAACAAGTCGCTCACCTTCATGCTCTACAATACGGGGAGAATGTAGGACTCCTACAATAAAATCTTTGTAATTCTCAGGACTCACATTTATAAAAGTCCCATTTGAATCCTGGGGGTGTTCTAAAACGAAAGGTAAGGATTGCGCCGACTGTATTAATTCCTCAGTGAAGATACTATCTCCAATAAGTTCATTTATTTCTATAAGCTCCCCGCTCGGGTCTTGGTAAGTGTAAGGGAGTACCGCTTGACGGAATAAAATCGTATCAATTTCAAGGAATCCTTCTCGAGTAGTCGTAGGCTCCGAGAAAAAATTTGATTTATAAATATTAGATTTAACCCCAAACTTATTTTTAGGATCAGCTAAATTAAGTTTCATAGAAATATTATATCCCTTTTTTGTTTATTCAGGTTCAAAAGCAGGTTCCGCAATACACCGACATTGATAATCCTCCCCGGGATGGAAGTTACCGTTTTTTAATAGTGGGGGTGCATCCCAATAGAAAAATTTACCGTCTTGTTCATTATGGTCCGGCCTAGTTCTACCGTCCCCTGTAGCCCTCCAAATATACCCAGGAAACCCCGCCCGTGTTTGCATATCTTTATTAATTGCCCCGTGCGCCTTAGCCACCTGATCCCGTGCCACGAACTCCGCATAATTTAATCCGTTGTCTGAAATCTCCTGAACCTGTTTAATAATTTCGTCTGTATTCGACCCCCCTTTAATAGCTTTTTCTACGGTATCGGACAAAACACTTGCTTGCTCAGTAGTTATCCGGGTAATAAGATCGACATTCCTTTCAATCGCTTTTTTTAATTCCGCGCTCTCAGCTTTTAAGGATACTTCAGGAATCGGGAACTTTCTTTTTTTAAATTGCTTAACGATGTCCCTTTCTATCCGACCCGCTACCCTATCCATAACGTTATTCATGGATTCCAGGGTTTGCTTGAATAGTGATTTATTAAATAGTTTTTCCCTTAATTTCTTTAGTTTATCTACGACCCGGCGATACAAAGTTGAATTTAGTTTTATCTCCCCTCGAGATTTTTTAAGGTCTATTTCCTCTTCTTTTAAAACCTGTCTTAAAAGTACCGTGTATTCTTTATTAATCGAAGCAACTAGTTTCTTAAATACTTCACTATAGCTGCTTTCTAAATCGCCGGGAAACTTTGCCATGGGTTATTTAAATTTTTTGAAACTTATCCATGAAAGTATTAAGTTCATTTATCCCCATGTTTGAAAATTGGGAGGTCTCGCCAAAATCCGAAGGTATATAATCTTCCAATTCTGGATAAGCTTCCTTTCTCCGTTCTTCAGGTTTAAGTGCGCCGGACTGAATGTCTATACTTGCGGTCTGTGCTTCGATAAGTTCTTTCTGTGCATCTTGCAATGGATTAACCGATTGAAGCGGGTTGAACTCTATATCAAAAGTGACAGAGTCAGGGTGTATCCCGTTCCTATAAAGACTTTGATTTATCTTCCCGTCTCTCTCCCATAACAAATAAGGAATGATAAATTCTAAAAGAGGCTTCAATTTTTTCTGTTGCTCTTTACTCTGTACAGTCGTTTCGTAATAGTCCCTTTGGTCTTTCTCTGCGCTGGCAAGCTCCCCCCGTGCCGATCCTTTAATAATCGATTGCGGAACCTTGGACACGGTAGCTGCATATTCATATAAATATTCTGTCCCTTCTTTTAACCCTGTGAACTGTGTTTGTAAGTATTCAAACTCATAATTATTGGGTACTGAGGCCACCGATTTATTAGTGAATTGAAGTTTAAATTTATCGATTAAACTTTTAAGTGCAGCCTTCCTCTTTTTATCTTGGGTTGTAGCTTCGGTGTGAGGATATTTAACAAGTAATGCACGATAGCGTAAAAATAAATTTTGGATCGTCCATTCAGCAATCGCAAGCCCTTTACAAGCCGTCAAAATTTTATCAAGCATGGTGATACCACGGCCCCGGTAAATGTCTAGGTTTTCCACATAATGGAAATACCTATTGGCTGCCATGTCCACCCCTTGAATAAAAAACTTTGCCATCTCTCCAAACCCTTTAGCATGGGGATCAAAGTTCTGCATGGTAAAAGAAATCTGTTCCTCCGGTACTACGTTAAAAGTTTCTAAGCGTTCGATTTGATGTTTAAAAAGAGGCTGAGTTAAAAAGACACGTCCCCCGTCCATCCCCTCCTGTTTGATAATAGGGTAAAAAGTTGCTCCTCGTGAATATAATTTGGCATCGATCAAAAAACGAAAAGCCTTTTCGTTAAAATTTAAATCTTTCAACCGTTCAAGTATCAATTCCCCGAGCCCCAAAGTATCCTCATGCGGGGTGATTATTTCAAAACCGTTTCTTAACGCATCCTCAGACGGACTATCTATGATTGAAGAAACGGTATCAAGCGCCCTATGCCAGTTTCTTGCATCTTGCCCCGAATAATATCTCGCTTCGGCGTGTAAGGATTCGGTAGGGTCTTGACCACTAAAACCTATCCCCATACTTTCGGAAACAATGGAGTTTATTTTTTTGATGTTTTGAGCGAGGGATACGCCCGGATCGACTTTATATTTTTCAAAGGTTGTTTGAGCCATGAGAATATTATACCCGATGGCTCAAAATAAGGGTGCTTAATTTAAAGTGGATTGAAATTCGTCAAGCTCGTCAACTTTACCGTAAAGACCATTTTCTAAAACATATGAATAGATTGCGTAACGAACACTATCCATCGCATCGTCATCTATTTTCTTCGGCTTTTCGTCCGTTGCATTCTCATCCCAAATATAGCTATCGAATTCAGCTAAAGACATTGGACAATTTACACCGTTGACAAAAAATCTGCCATCCTCGATTAAACCTTTTACGTAACTAATGCCCGCCAGTACCGACCCCGAGCCCTTAATAGCCGGCTTCGCGGGTATCCCATCTTGCTGTAGTTCTTCAATTATTTCTGACCTTGACCCATCACAATAGAGAACTTCAAAATTGTATTTGTCATATAACTCTCTTGCTTTCTCCCGTATCCGGGGCGAGGTCATACCTTTTTTATAATGCTCATCCCATTCAATAAATCTCTCCCCGTCTGTTTTAATAATCGTGAAAGCGTTGGGGTGTCGGTGTCCAAAATCAAGACCAGCTATACAAGTGGTGTATCTTGGAATTCTAAAATCGACGCTCCGTTGTTCAACTGGTAAGCTATAAATAAGGCCAGAGTAGTTCCCATACTCCCCAAGAAAAAAACGTCTTCGCTTGCTTTCAGAAAGACCCTGAAGAGTATTGAAATAGTCTTCATTTAGATTCCCCTTGTTATCGATGGGGTTAAGGCGGGCAAAACCGATGCGATCCCTTTCCTTATGGGGGGTGTCGTCATCCGGGTTAATACCAAGTTGAAAAAATTTGTAATCCCAGGAATTGAAAGAAGTAGGGTTAAGGTCGGCAATGAAACGACAATGTATAAGATTACCGTCTTTGTCTTTGCTAGTATCATTAAGACGAGAGAATAAAAGCTCGATCTCCCCCCATCTATTTTCGTTCGCTTCGTTTACGAAGATGGTGGCATATTCTGAACCGAGGACGCTATCGATTTGGTCAGGCTGCAAACCCCCGAGCATGATAGAGGAGCCATTTTCAAAATCAATTGAGCCCTGAGTCTTATTGATAAAGCACAACCCCGCCTTTTCATAAGGCCGGAGCATTGGCACTATGGTCTGTTTCCAAATAGTTTTTTTGGCGTTAGCGAACGAATGGCGGCACACAAGGTGGCGGGAACCCGGATACTTGAAGCACATCATCAAAATTAAATTGATGATGACCGCTGATTTACCCGAGCGGCTACCGCCGTATAATTTTATATACTTGTATTTCCTATCAGTGAATAACTTGCGAACAACTTCCCGTTGTCTCTGCGTATATGAAAAGATGGGGATGGCTTGGCGGGCTGGCACTATTTGTAAATCGTCAACAACTTCTTACTACTTCTTGTGTAGTTATCCCCCTTTTTTAAATACTCCTTAACCCTGCTTTCCGCTTCATTAAAACTTTCTTTCTTCCCCCTAACAATTTTGAATGGGTAGTTATTACCTTTGAACCACTTTCTCATAGCTTCTTCAAACGAAGAGCAGCCCATCCATTTTCTATCAGTTGGATGCTTTATAACCCACTCTTCCATTTTATTGAAACTCCTTAAACCATGAAAGAGGCTTGTCTTTAGGTATCCCTCCCCCATACATGATAGAGGTGGGATCATCATTATGCCGATGCCCTATGCAATGCCCCATCTCATGTGCAACCAAGGCGGCACTCTCTATAAATTTTTCCAAAACGAATATCTTTGTAGGGTCGATAGGAAACGCAGTGTGTACACAAAGACCGTTTGTAGTGCTATTAAGAATATTCCAAGGATCGTTGTATTCACTATTTACAACATCTACCCAAACATTCGCACGCTCTTTAGACGTGACTATCTCAATCTCAGCTTCATCTTGCCAGATTAAAACCCCGTCAAGGTTCACTCCGTAATCGGTGTACACTCTATACTCCGTGCAAGAAAAGAAAGCCGCCACTAAAGGCAAAATTAAAAGCATCTTATTCATGAGACCCCCAACCTGTTTAAAATGTTCTGTATTACTACAATGTAAATCGGCATCACAGTAATAATAGCCAAAGCCCAAATGGTGATTTTAAATTCTCTTTCGTTACTTTTCATTCTGTTTCCTCCAAAGTGTTATAAATATATTATAACTTATGTAAAGCAATAAGTCAAGTAGTTTTTTAAACATCCTCCCCAACACTATCAAAGACAAGATTGATATTTGTACCACCTTCGCCTGAAGATTTATGAAGCCCTGCGAAACTTGCGAGCTCGGCAAGGGCTTTCTGCTTATCATAAAGTTTTATTTTAATTCCTTCCTTCGTTGGTACAATTTCCTGAATGAGCCAGCCCATTTCTTTTGGGATGTCCTTAATACTTTTAACTTTCCAATACTTCGAACTGCCATCTAAAAAATCGAGTATGTTACTTTCGACAATCCTCTTTTGTTGATGCACTACATATTCCGCATCGATTTGATCTTTCATAGCAATTTCTTGCTGCAAAAGCTTATAATAGATGCGAACTTTTTCATCCTTTAAAAGCCGGTTAGCTAGAGGCCCTGCCGTTTTTTCTGTGCTATCAAACGTGTCCATATAGGCACGAAGTTGGTTTCCCATCCTAGCAACTAATCGCTTTACAAAATGAATTTTTGCAGGGTGCAATTCTTTCTCTAATTGTTCTTTCGTATACTCCGTTATATTTTTAGGGGCCGATATCTTAGGTCTAGGCCCGCTTCTTTTAACGGGTATTTTCTTGGCCGGAGTTTTTACAGGCATAAAAAATCACTCCATGAATATGCTTTACTTAATTATACAACGGCTATACCATGAATAACAACTATAAAACAAGTGTATTTTTAGCTAATCCCCCTCTTTTTGCTGGACGGACTAACCCTTCAAAAATCGAAAAAAACTTTCCTATACGTTTTGCCCCGTGAGCCATAGCCGTACAATACCTATAAATATATTTATATATCTTTTTTAAAAAGTAAGGGGGTTAGTCCGTCCAGAAGAATTGGCTAGTGTTAATCTCCAAATTTAGCCGTTTTTACAGGGAATTTGGCACTTTTTTAAACTTAGGTAAAGCGGTAAGTATAAACTTAGTGGACAGAGTGGACAGAGTTTTGCCCTTTTTTCTAAGAATTTATAATTGTTAAGTACGATACAAAAAATCGTACGATACAAAAGGGGGTCTAATTTGACCCTAAAAAACCCCGAATTTTGGGGGTACTGTGTCCATTCCGTAAAGCAATAACTAAAAAACCTTTAAATTTAAGGGAAAAACGGGGTTTTTTAGTGGACGGACACAGTACGGACACAGTGCCAAAAAATGGCCTTTTTTCAAAAATCTGAAAATTTTTGTAATAACCTATGTATCGTACGATACACAAAATTTAGGATTTTTGGAAAAATAGGTCAAAATTTGAAGGTACTGTGTCCATTTGGTAAAGCAATAAGTTTTTAAAAAATTAAAATCCATACATTTTTAAAAAGTCAAGTATTTTTTAAAAAAGTTAGGTTTTAATACCTTAATTTGTCGCTTTACGTAAAGCGGTCTATAATGATAAAATTATCTTTTAGGAGTTAAACCAATGGATGAAAAATCTAAATTGCCCCACGATGAAAAAGTTCTTATTGAAGCTTTTAAAATACTGCATAAGAACGGTACAAACCATGTAAAAGACATTTCAGATAATCGTAAGTTCGACACCCCTCGTTTGTGGTCTACGGCTATATGGATGGTCGCTAGGGATAAAAACACCGCCCCCGAAGTTCCAGTTCCTTCTATAGTAGATGATGATGAAACCGAACCAAAAACCGCCTCATCTAAAACCATTGGTTTTAGAAGGTCTAAAAAGAAAACGAGTAGTTAAACCATGCCAGACGAACATGCCAAGTATTCTCCTTCCAGTTCTAACATTTGGGTAAATTGCCCTCATGCTATGACGATTATTGAAAAACTCCCTGCGGGTGAAACCAATGACGCCGCCGAAGAAGGTACAAAAATGCATGATGAGATGGAGAGGTTTTTGAAAAACCACACCATCAATTTTTTTAATAAAAAAAAGAAACCTAGTTATGAGGAGTTTGTTAAGAAGTTAAATACTAGGAAAGAGGCTCTACTTAAGAGAGGTAAACTAACTCACAACCTTTATAAATCAATGTCAGGGCTTTATGATCTTATTGAGGATGAGATGGGAGAACTACCGAAAAAGAAGACAAAGGGGGGAGATGTACTAGCTTTGCCCCTTTTGTCTTTCTATGAAGAACGTCTCCATATGAAGACTATTTTAAAAAAAGATTGTTGGGGGACAGGGGATATAACTTTTCTAACCAAGCATGCATTATTTATTTGTGACTATAAATTTGGGAGGATAGCAGTATCCCCAGGGTCTCTGCAACTTAGACTTTACACGGTAGGCGCGGTTAGATCGCTCTTTAAAAATTTTTTTAAAGAGTTTCCCGAAGTGGATACGATATATAACGTAATTATTCAACCTCGACTTCACGCTACACCTCAATATGTCGCATACTCTATACCTAAGTTTCTAAAAATGGAAAAGGAGATTTCAAGAAAAGCGTCTAGGAATTTACTACCTAAAGAGAAAAGGAAACCGGTTATTGGGGACTGGTGCTATCCCTATGCCCGGTGTAGGGAATTTTGTACTAAGTGGCAAAGACAAAATAATAGAAAAATAAATGAGGCGTTCGCAAGCGCCGGGTTTTGATTTTAAAGAGTTATGGAACTAGATAGAAGATATTTTCTTGTTTACTTTTATGTAAGAAGAAAATGGTTTCTTGCGAGTACGTATGGGGTGCTCGCTTGTCAAACCAGGGATAAACAATTCCTAAATCATGAGAAGGTAGTTACAACCATACTTCAAAATGTGAGCCGTGCAAAGGAAGCAGCGGTTACGAACATTTTGGAAATATCAATTAAGGACTATCAAACATGGATAAAAAAGCTAGCCGGTTAAAAACATTAAAAAATAAGAAAGCAGGGGTTAAAAGAAAGGTCGTCCTATCCCCTAAAGGTAAGCGCATGGGTCGCCCGCCTAAAACCGATGAAATAACCAAGCCCGTAAATTTTAGACTTGAAAGAAGCACCCATGAAACCTTTTTAGATTTGACTGAGTTTAACGGGTTTAAATATGGGGTGGATTATTTTAAGTCCCTTATTAAAAAAGAGAAAGAAAAAGCTATTAAAAAAGGATATAAAGAAAAGTGAAACTGCAAAAAACGTTAATCTATTTAATTGAGAAAGTAAGGGGGAATCATGAAAAAAATAACAAGACAGTGGCTCATTAAACATGAGGCTTGTTCTGACGGCATAGAGTGGTATGACGGACTTGGGAAAACCAACATAAAAGACATTTACAGGGCCGGAGAGCAGGATGATTTCGATTATATAGTTTGGCATATTGCCGAATCACTGATTATAAGAAAAAAAATAGAATTCGCCATTTTTTGTGCGGAACTCGTGTTGCCCATTTTTGAAAACGAATACCCATCGGACGACCGCCCGAGAAAAGCTATAGAGGCTGCCCAATCTGTTTTAAGGAGAAACACGAAAAAAAACAAGGAGGATGCGGAGGACGCTGCGTGGTCTGCGCGGGCAGTGGGGGAGGGAGGAGTTGCTTCGTGGGCAGCGAGGGCTGCTTCGTTGGTTGCGTTGGCTGCGAGGGAAGTGAAGGCTGTGTGGGTTACTTTGTGGGTAGAAATGGCGGCTTCGTGGGCAGCGAAAGCAGCGGTTGCGAGTGATGCTGCGAAAACAAAAAAACAAATTGTCGCGTATGGATACAAGTTAGTCACCGGAGAAGATTATTAAAAAGGGTATAAAGAAAAGTGAAACTGCAAAAAACGTTAATCCATTTAATTTTTTGGCCTATTGCTTTGGTGTCCCTTTTCATGAACATTTGGCTATTTTCCAGTTTTTTTTCAAATTGGGTTTACCGTGTGTTCGGGGGCATTATCGGCGGGGCGATTGACCTTTTTAAGCTCTATTCGCTTTACAACTTCGATCATCAATACCGCCTTTATAAAAACCAATGGGGGACGGTAAGGAAAGAAGATAAAGCGAAGAAGAAAGAAGCCCTCCGGGAATCGGGTAAAGTAGTCTATTCTTTTCCTGTCCGCTCCCTACTCCACTACCTATTTTTTTTAGTAGTGTCAGCCGGGGCGAGTTTACTTTTCGGGCTTATTGACATAGATAGATCAATTCAAAAACAGAGCATGAGCGCTAGTGGGGCTAGCCGAGTATCAATTGAAAGAGATATAGAAATTTTAAAAAGTGACATTGAAGACCTTCTTGATTTTTCTCGTTATGACAAAATGAGCGATCGCATTGTGGCCGATACCAACCGTTTTTTACTTTCTTCAGGACTGCTTAGGATCGAGGAAGAAAAGGATGAACGGAGAAAAAAGGCTAAGGCACTAAGTGAAGAACTTGCAGTCAAGGAAAAAGAACTGGCTGGGGTTATTGAGAATAGCCGCTCTACTTTTGAAGCGTTTAAATATCTCGCTAGACTTATACCCTCCGTAGATGAGAAAGGGGCTAAAATGTATTTCCTCTTTCTTATTATCGTTGCCATTGAACGCTTAACTGAGGAGGGTCGGGCAGCTATGGCGATGCTTATAACAGGGCGGGAAGTGGAGCAGAAAAAGAGAGGTCGAACAAGTAAAAATAAAACAACCAAAGGCCCGGTAACGGGTGGAGAAGTGTATAAAAGGAAATAATAATGGAAAAAACCAAAATAGAAGTTAGTTGCAACGTTTGTAAAAAAGTTGTAGGGATATTTGATCCCGGTGACAAATTACCCGGCGTAGTCTTCCCTGAAGGGGCTACCTTTTACGTAAATGGGGAACGGAAGGATGTATACGACGGTTTTTTAATTTGTTCTCCACAGTGCCTAAAAGATACCTTTTTCCCCGTTAAAAATGATGAACAAGCCAGGGAATGAAGTTCAAACCTTTTCAACCGCAGCCTATCTCTAAAAAGTTTTTTAATAAGTATAAGGGGAATGGGTTTTTTATTTTTCTACTTATTTTTTATTTTTTAATTTTTTTCATTAAAGTCTTGACTTATTGCTTTACGTAAGTTATAATATCAGTATAACAAACATTGAGGAGCAACTAATGAAAACAACAACCGATTATATTTTTGTAATTGCAATATCAATTACCATGATTACCGTAGTTTATTTAGCTCTTTTAACGCATGGGGTTTTTTGATTGTACCTGACTCTTAAATAAGGCGGGGTAAATAAGTAAATTTTAAGGAGGGAATGAATGGGTCATTTAAAAAAAATTAAATCATTTCTAAATGAAAATGGAATCAACTATGAGATTAGGGCCGGAGAAATTAATATCCGTGGTTCCTTGTATCTTCGAGGGCTAACGAGCCTCCCCGAGGGGTTCAGTCCCATAGTGGGTGACTATCTATATCTTCGAGGTCCAACGAGCCTCCCCGAGGGGTTCAATCCCACAGTGGGTGGCTCCTTGGACCTCGAAGGGATAACGAGCGTCCCCAAGGGATTCAATCCTACAGTGGGGGGCTCTCTGTTCCTCGGAGGGCTAACGAGCGTCCCCGAGGGGTTCAATCCCACAATGGGACGCTCCTTGGACCTTCGAAGGCTAACGAGCCTCCCCGAGGGGTTCAATCCCGTAGTGAGCGGAGACCTGGACCT